ACGTAACATTGTCAAGAAACACACATTCTCCTTCAACAAGCCTAAAATTGAGCTTGACAAGAAGAAGGAAATGAAGAAGAATGGTGGCAAGCAGGATAAATAATGGGAGGAAGAAGAATGACACTCGAAGAATTCATGATCTCAGAAGCTAAACGCCTGAAAGCTTTTGAAGACATGTGGCGTAAAAATCATCAGGAAACCCCGGAAGATTGGCCTATGGAGATGAGTGTAGCCGACTGGGAAGAGCAACTTCTATTTATGCACGGAGACGAAGAATGAATCTTGATGGAGCTACAATCCAAGAATTGATTGACTGTCTTCAGTGGTACGTGGAAACCGATGAGGTGTGTGAGGGCGGTATATGGGAAGAAGAGAACGCATTCTGGTTAGAGGGTAAGCGTAATGCTGAATCTCTGTTAGAACGGATTAAAGGAGAAGAAGAATGAGTACGTTTCAAATCGGAGACAAAGTGATTCTTGTAGATCAAGAGTACGCGAAAGTGTATTTTCCAGATTACAAAGGAGAGGAACTTAGTGTTGTGGATATTGAGGAAGATGGATATACTGACGACCTCCTAGTGACAGATGCTGGCATTAATGCCTTCGACTTCAGATTTGAACTCGCAAGCCAGCTAAATGCAGGAGAAAACACCTCCAATAGTGGGGAAAACAGCCCCTCAAACGAAGATAAGGGTGGTACCACACAGGGGAGGGAAGAAAACGATTATTTGAGTGATGTAGGTGTAGACATCTCATGGTATGAGAAGGGAGAACTCCCCCGGTTGGGACGGTGTGCGAGTGTCAGAACAACTCGATGCAGTGGCTGAAGGGAACGATCGTACACGTTGGGGAGGATAATGGAACTACGCTAGCCATTATGCAGACATCCACTGAAATACTATACGGCGAGGCCGGTGAATTCCGCCCCATCAAGACAGCAGAGCAGATCGCAGCGGAAGAGCGCCGCGAGGCTATTGATCAGATGGTTCAGTTCTTCATGAACTACTATGGTAACCCCAAGGGCGCCGAACAGTATCTGCTGATCTGCCGTTCTCTATACGACGCTGGTCTTCGATTTGTAGGAGAAGATAAATGAACGAGGAAGATGAAGGCTTCGCTGAATGGGTGGCTCAGAGGGCTTCAGAGGCTACACACGAAGCATTCCTTAGAGCACTTGAAAACAGTGGTGAGCAGGGCGTTCTAATTGGAAAGAAAGGTAAGCTGTATCGTGTATACAAAGATGGACGTGGGGAGGAAGTGGAATGAAGAAATTTAAGCGCTGTGTTGTAAGGGTTCAATCAGAAACCTATAAGCGTGGAGATTCATATTTCATCGGAAAGAGTATTCGTGTGATCAAACGTCACACAGAGTTTGACATCCTCTATGAGGAGGTTAATAACATCGGAATCTCGGACGCTCTGGAGAATATCTCAAACTTAGATTCAGTGGGGAGCGGTCTATACGAACTTGTCCCGCACAATATTTCTTATGATTGTGAAACTGGTTATGTTGATGATATGGAGCTAATACTGACCCCGTACAAGGAATACTAAGATGAAAGATGAAATGTCAGAGTGGCTCCCTGTAGCCGAACAGCTTAAAAATCTTTCTTTGAATGGTCTTCTTATCTTCCGTGCAATCCTTGACACTGAGATTGCAATGAGACAAGAAAGCTTTTATAATGCCGAAAATTCGACGACTTGTGGTGAAAATGGAGATTATAATGCCCGCACTAAAGAAAAGAAGGTGAAATTGGAGGTGGTGAAGTGAGTAAAGTAGATGTTGCTTTTTGGGGCTATGTTGCAGGTGCTGTGGTCACTTTTGTCATACTTCTTGTCCTATATCAAGGAGCAGCAGCTTAGCTGCTGCACACGAGGCAAAACAAAAATGCGAGGCTACTCTGCCACGAAATATTTCCTGTGAGATTGTTGTCACTGCTGTTCCTAAAGAGGAGAAGTGAGATGACCCTAGAATCAGATATTATCAATATACCTCCTCGATACTCTCGTGGTGAGTTTGGAAGTATGACAGACTACCTAACATACAAAGAAGGACACCGAGATGCACGACATGCAGCAGCAGAGATTGCCTTGAAAGGTGATCGTGCATTGAATATTCTTCAAGAAATTGACGACTATTATTTGGATGAAATCAAGAGCGAATATCTGCGAGACAAGATTGCAGACTTTCTTCGTGAAGTTCGTGGATATTAAGGAGAACAAATAATGAACAGCACAGAACATAAAACAAAGACTGCCCTTCTCCGTGAAATTGATGTATACTTGAAGGCTGGAGGACGACAAGTGGCTGTAGCCTATGTCCAGAATGATGATGGAGATATGGTGTATACGTTTTCTCGTCCAGAGATTAACAAAGAGAACGCACGGTTGGAGAGTTTCTGATGAGTATGATTGACATTAAGAATTATCGCCAATACAGCAGTAAAGAGCTTCAAGAGTTTGCTTATAAGGGGTTGCTTGAGTGTAATGGAGCAGATTTGAGTAGCTTTCTGGAATACTTCTGCCAAGGGCTTATTTCTGAGGATGAGGCTGAGTCTGAATATAGTCGGGGATGGGATGATGGTTTTGATGAAGGTAAGGCCGATGCATTACCATGAGATGATTGATATGGAGAAATAGCTTATGATGAGGGGCACAGTGAGGGCTGGATTGCCTGTGCGATTGATCGAGATTAAATATTGACAGGGGGTGGGTGGTGAGTCACTACGTTGTAGGAAAGAATCCTTGCAAGCGTTGCAGGGCTAAAGGCAATGACCATAACGGAGACAATTTCCACTTCTACGGAGAAGGTCTTGGTGGTCATTGCTTTGTTTGTAATTACACACTGCCCTCTGATGATTGGTTGGCAGAACATGGTGAAGTGAAAGAAGAGGAGTACGAATTGGTGGGAACAGAGGTTAATGAAGAGATTCAAAATAAGCTGAAAGACCGTACCGGTGTGGATAGTAAAAATTTCCGTGGAATTAGGGCAGATGTTTCGAAATTCTTTGGCGTGAGATACGAATATAACGAAGAAAACGGCGAAGTTGTAGCCGTGTACTATCCGTGTACAACAAACTATAAACTCAGCGGGTGGAAAAAACGTTCGGTTCCCAAAAGCTTTTCTGCCATTGGTGTGGTAGGGAGAGAGGCGGACTTGTTTGGGCAATTTCGTTTCCAGAATGCGACAGGAAAATACTGTCTGTTGACAGCAGGAGAAGCCGATCAGTTGGCGGCATACTCCATGGTTAAAGATTATTATGATGGGAAGGGCGAAGACTGTATTCCTGTAGTAAGTGGCACAACAGGCGAGAAGGCAAGCTATAAACAAATTCAGAAACATTATGAGTGGTTTAATCGTATGGAACGAATCCACATCTGCTACGATATGGATGAGGCCGGGCGTGAGGCTGTAGAAGCTGTAGCTAAAGTTTTACCCAAAGGTAAGGTTTTTGTAATGCAGTTGCCGCTTAAAGATGCAAACGATATGCTCTTGGCAGGCAAGCAGAAAGAATTTGTCCGAGCCTTTTTTAATGCAAAGCCTTATGTGCCGAGCGGGATTGTTGGCTCTAGCAGTCTTGGGGATAAGATTCGTGAAGCTGAGAAGATTTCTAAAGTGCCGCTACCGCCGTTTATGCGCAAGGTGCAGGACTTGATGGCGGGTGGCATCCCGCTAAAACGCATTGTGAATCTTGGGTCAGCCTCGGGGACAGGTAAGAGTACGATTATCGATGAAATGGTTTATTTTTGGGTTTTGAACAGCCCACATAAGCCGGGCGTAGTGACTCTGGAGTCGGATTGTTCTGAGTACGGAAAGAAGCTCATTTCCCGACATATGGGACGTAAGATCGACCTAATCGATAATTACGAGTATAAGCAGGAGTTCCTGAATTCAGAAGCTTTTAAGATTGCAGAAAAAGAACTATTTGAAACGCCAGATGGCCAAGATCGGTTCCATCTTGTCGAGGAACGCGACGGAAGCGTGGAGGATATCAAAGATTTGATCATGCGACTTATTATCCAATGTGAGTGCAAGATCATCATACTTGATCCACTTCAAGACATTCTTGATGGTATGAGTATTGACGAGCAAGCGGTGTTTATGAAGTGGCTGAAAGGCGCAACCAAGAGTCACGAGGTTACTTTCGTTCTAGTAAATCATGTACGCAAGAGCAGCGGCGGACAAAAAGCTAATAGTACCGGTGCGGATTTGCACGAAGAGGATTTTCAAGGCAGCTCTGCGATTTTTAAGAGTGCTGCATGTAACCTGTTGTTTACTCGGAACAAGGAAGCTGAATCGGAATTGGAGCGAAACACCACAGTTATGAAGATGACGAAGTGCCGGTGGACAGGCCGCACATCTCCAGCAGCGGGGCGTTTTTACTATGACAACGATAGTCATACGCTACATGATCTGGATCAGTGGCTTACCGACCATCCGCAAGATGTTGATTTTTGAGGAGGTATCATTTGAAACTTGAAGTAGGACAGAGGATTCAAACAAATACAGGAGAGATTGAAGTTATAAACATTGATCGACAAAACATCACAGTCCGATACGATGATGGCTACGAAGTTGTTGCACTCAAGGGAAATGTTATTAAGGGTTCTGTGAAGAACCCATTTGCAAAGACTGTTTACGGGGTCGGATACTGTGGCGTAGGGAAATACAAGATGCACGGCCAATTGGCACACAGTAAATGGCGCGGGATACTGCACCGGTGCTATGATGAGCAGTATGTTATTGACCATCCGACATACGCCGATGTATATTGCTGTGATGAATGGCATAACTATCAAAATTTTGCAGAGTGGGCACATGGGCAAATAGGATTTGCAGTGAGGGGGTTTGACCTTGATAAAGACGTTTTGGTAAGAGGGAATAAAGTTTACTCTCCAGAAACGTGTGTATTTCTTCCCCAAGAACTTAATAAGATTCTTGGTAATACAGGACGTGAAAGAGGGATCAGTACAAGGCCAGACCTGAATGGCAAATGGATTGCCAGACATAGTACTGTAGACGGCGAGGTGTATTTAGGCTGTTATGAAAGGGAAGTTGCACTACAGGTTTACAGAGAATATAAGCTCAAGTACCTCAAAGAGCGTGCAGTCTTCTGGAAAGATCGAATAGATGGAAGAGCTTTTGAGGCTCTTATGGAGTTTTCATTCATAGATTAGGGAGATTGACACCTCCCTCTTCTTATGTAAGAATCAAAGATTCACAGAAAGGAGGTAATCTTGAAAATCAATGGTTTTGTACTTGATATTGAAAGTGATGGCTTCTATTTTGAAGCTACAAAGATTTGGTGTGTCCATTTTGAGGATTTGGATACTGGCGAAAAGATGTCAGTGAATCCCTTTGAAGATATACATGCTTTTGATAAATTCAAAAAGTGGGTGGAGCGATATACCAACCCTATCATTGCTTTCCACAACGGACTCGGATTCGATGCCTTCGTTCTACGTGCTTTGTTGAACATTGACTTCACTGTTGGTCCAGACACAATATTGGGTATGCCTTGCCGCTATGTGGATACTTTCTACTGGTCCATGTATCTACAACCTGATAGGCAGGGACACGGCATCGAGGCATGGGGTGAACGCCTAGGATTGCAGAAAATTGATTGGCGATCAGAAGCTATCGAGCTGGGCCTTATTTCAAAAGACTCGCCAAAAGGGGCTGAGTTTATGCAGTGGCATCCACAAATGGGTGTTTACTGTGAACGAGATGTTGATGTCAACAAGAGGGTGTTTTTCGCTCTCTTGGAAGAACACCTGAAGTTCTATAAGTGGGATAATGACGCGATGCCGGCCCACTTTAAATGTGGTCAAAAAAGCTTTTTCCTAATGTCTTGTCAAGAGTGTGCTGGCTGGAAATTTGACATTCCAAAAGCAAAAGCATTGAAAGTCAGGATTGAATCAATGATGGAGGAGATTCGTGCAGAGGTTGAACCTAAACTCCCTCCACGCAAACTGAAAAAATCCGAGGAAAAGAACTTTACAATGCCCGCTAAACCGTTTAAGAAGTCGGGGGAGTTCTCAGCATCTTGGACAAACTTTGTGGAAAAACATGGAGGTGTTCTCGACACTAATACGGGTTTATGGGAGTTCTATGGGAAGAATTATCCCGTAGTTGCAGGCAGTATGTTGGAAGTTCAGATGCCTATGGAGATGGCAAATCAAGATCAAATGAAAGATTGGTTCTTGGAAAATAATTGGTCGCCTACACTCTGGAACTATCAGCGGGGGCCGGATGGCAAGCCAATGCGTGACCCAAAAACGCGAAAACTCATTCCAACAAGTCCAAAGATTCAGGAAGCGGGTAAGATTTGTCCAAATTTGTTGAAATTGGAAGGAGATATCGTAAAGCAGGTTGTTAAATGGTTGAGTCTCCGCAACCGACTTTCAGTATTGGAGGGGTGGTTGTCAAATGAACGGCTAGCTTATGATGGTCGGCTAGGTGCAGGGAGGACAGGGATTGCTGCTACACACAGACAAAAACACAAAAATGTTGTAAATGTGCCGAAAGCAAGCGAAAAAGTTCTACTTGGTAAGGAATTCCGAGAGCTATATACTTGTGAGGATGGTTTTGCAATCGCAGCAGGAGATGCTGCGGCACTGGAGGGTAGGGTCCAAGGTCATTACACTTGGAAATATGACGGGGGGCAGACAGCAGAGGAGCTACTAAAAGGTGACCCGCATTCCAAGAATGCTAAGGCATTTTTTGGGCATTTGGAGGAGTTGAAGACGTTTGATCCATCTTCACCGGACTTTAATAAGGATGATCCGATTTTTAAACCATATCGTGATCGAAGTAAGAACGGATTTTACGCTATTTTGTATGGCGCAGCTGGCCCGAAAGTGGCCTCTACTCTTGGGCTGCCTGAGAAGATGGGGCAATCTCTGATGGAAAAATTCTGGGAGGCAAACCCCGGAACAAAAGAGTTGAAAGATAGACTGGAAAAATATTGGGAAACGAAGGGCGAGCAGAAGTATCTTCCAGCAATTGATGGACGTATCCTCTGTACTCGAAAAAAGAGTGCACTTCTCAACACCATCTTCCAGTCGTGCGGAGGTATTGCAATGGATTACGCTTGCTGCTTCCTAGATTCGTGGCTTGGGAAGATTCATTGGGATGATCTACGTCGGCCTTACTACGTATACAAGGGGTTTATTGTTCGCCGTATCGGATACACACACGACGAGGTTGAATTTGAATGCGAAGAACCAATTGCAGAAGAGGTTGGAAAAATGATCGAAAGGGCGATTGAAAAGGCTGGACAATATCTTAAGCTATCCGTACCATTGGCAGGGGAGGCTAAGATTGGGAAAAATTGGAAAGAGACGCACTAAGCTCCAAAAATTCCCTTGACATCCCCTCAACACCATGAAACAATAGGTACATTAGAAGCTAACAGAGGAGAAAAGAGATGAGCGATATTGTTAGAATCAAGATTCACGTAGGGACTGGTTTTGCAGGAGCCAGCCATTCAGATATTTATGAGCTTCCGCGTGAGGAATGGGAAGAGATGAGTGTAGAGGAGCAGGAAGAGTTGCTGGATGAACTCGCTACAGAATTTCGTAACAACGTAATTGATTGTGGAGCTTGGGTGATGGAGGATGATGAATAATGGCATCTGTAACTAAAACAATCACTGAAACTATCGGAGAAATTCAGAAAACAACATCCTTGTATTTCACTTCCTTTGAAGATTTCATGGAGTATGAGCGTGATGTGAATTTTGCGGACAGTGGTGCGACCACCTCCGTTAGCATTGTCGTAGAGGAGCCAAGGGTTGAGGCAGCACAAGCACCATTGACCAAGCTTGAAGTGGGGAAGAAGTATCGTATTACTAAGGAGCTTCATGGCCACGGGTTTGACGTTGGGGATGTTGTTGTTGTTACTGGGTACGATTACGGAGACGGAGAATACAAGGTTGAGCTGTTAGATGGTAGTGATTATTGGTATATCAAACCCGATGAAGTGGAGGAAATCTAAATGTTTGGGTCACTATTGAAAACTGTCTTGCCCCCGGTAGATTTGGCTGTAGGGGTTGTAGCTGACACTGTAACCCTTGGTGGTGCCTTGACAGATCAAGATAAACCATACACTGTCCAAGCAGCAGAGCGTCTTATGGACAATGTAGAAGATGTATTTAACCCGGAGGAAGATAAATGAACATTGAAAAGATTAAAGCATGGGCTACAACAGATGAGAAAGGAAATGTAATTGCTTTGTGTGAGACACGCGATCAAGCGCGTTCTCAGCTTCGTTATGCAAAGCGTCATGGGTACACTAAATTTAAGCTTGTTAAGCTTTCATTTGACAGTTTTCAACGATAAGGAGGTAGATAATGGATAAAGTTCTAATGGGTGTTGGTGGTTTGTTGCTACTTATTGTAGTGGCTTTTGTTCTAGCCTTGTTCACCGGTTTTACAGTTTCGGTGTTGTGGGGTTGGTTCATTGTCCCGCTTGGTGTAGCGCAGATCGGCTTTGCTCATGCTTATGGCATTTCTTTAATGGGTTCGGTGCTAATGTCCACACGGGGGCTTAACAACAACGACGAAGGCGGTTGGATGACAGTAGCAGCTGGTATCCTAATTAATCTACTTGCCCTGTTGTTTGGTTGGATTGCCGTAGGGTTTATGTAAGGAGGTGCGTTAGTATGTGGTTCATTTTGGGAATGATGTTCCTTATTATGTTTGGGTTGAAGCTTGCAGGAATTGCTACGATTAGCTGGGCTGTTGTTACAGCCCCTTTGTGGGCACCAGTAGGAATTGTTGCTGTAGTGTTCTTGTTCATGTTTATAATCATGCTTTTTAAAGCTCGATAAGGGGGGGTTCATGTACGTAAAAAATGAGCAAGCGGTCGAGCTTCTTGACCTCTACAATAAAGGAGATACTACGGAAGATTGGGAGGTTTTGACCTTAAATTTGAACTGATCCAAGAAGAGCTTGTAGATACTTCCCGGTGGAGCCACATCTACGAACGAGTCTATAAAGACCTAAACACTGGAAAGTTCTACGCCACGAACTACAGTTCAGGTGCTACTGAATGCCAAGATGAACGACCATATGAATATGATGGTGAGATGGTTGAGCTTGTAGAGGTTGTTCCAACAGAGATTGTCAAGATTGAGTATCTTCCAGTCAAATAAAGCTTGACGAAAAGAGAAAAGTTTGAAACAATAGGCACTTGCAACAAATGCTGGGGACTTGCATTATAAAAGTTCTACTTTATGAAAATTGAATAGGAGATGAAAAATGGGTTTTGAAGTTTATGGTGTTGATCAAAAAGAAACTTCCTCGGAAAAGAAAGTGGATTTTGATGCACTGAATCAATACGTTGTTGAAACTGCTCAGCTTGAGAATCGTGAAACTCTGGTGGGTTATGTATCTATGATCGTAGACCTCGGCACACAAGAACAGGAAGATGCTGAAGTGGCGTTTAATGGCGATGAAGAAGATGAGCGTAAGGCGATTGCTGAAAAGCCTCTCACTTACTTCAAAGATGGTGTTGACCCTCAGACTAACAAGCCTGTGCGCCTGAAGTGCTGGCCTCAGAAGCCTGTACAAGCTGTTGCTGTAGCTGTTGACTTCCCGGATATC